GAGGCCTGCCTGCACACCGCCGGGAATCCGGCCTATATGGCGGGAAAAGAACGCGCTCGAATCGCAAAGACTCGTTTGTATTTTGAACAGCGCCAGGCGTTTTTGGCCTTGCTGTTCGAAGATATCTTTTGGCTAGCTATACAGGCGCGGCGCAAAAACCTTTTGCCTGGAATCCGCTTGAATGCAACGTCTGATATCCCCTGGGAAAGGGTTAAGTATCAAGGCGAGTCTGTAATCGAGTATTGCGAGCGCCAAGGCGTGACGGCGTATGATTATAGCAAGATCAAAAAGCGGGCGATTAATCCGGCCTATCACATAACCTTTTCCAGAACCGAATCGAACGACTCCGACTGCATCGACGTCTTGAAAGCCGGCGGGAATGTTGCGGTTGTTTTTGATAAGCTGCCGGAAACCTGGAACGGCTTCCCCGTGATCGACGGCGACGAGTCAGACTGGCGGCCCGGCGATGGCTCGGGCGTAGTTGTCGGCCTTAAAGCAAAGGGTAAGGCGCGGCATGATGAATCGGGCTTCGTAGTAAGGAACAATGCCGGCGCGGCAATTCGCGAATCTGTTTAAAGCGGCGATAATAACGATAATAAACTATATCCTCTTTCTAGTTTTCATTTGGGGCCTTTCATAGGCCCCCTTTTTTTGCCCGCGTTATGGGGGCGATTTTAAGGCCCGCCAGCGCGCGAGTCGATTTTCCGGCATGGGGATACCTGGAAACAAGAGTCGGGCCTTTCTCGGGCAATTATGGGCCTTCCAGCGGTATATATTTTTTCGTGTCAATTCCGCTCGACGAATAGCGATATGTCCTGGCGTCGAAAAACAAGCCGCGCTTGCCTTCGAAATCCCCATTCCGCTGCTTGGCGATGTTTATTTTCACGCCCGGTAAATCGGAAAGCGTGGCCACTTTCTCCGTGTCTCCGTCTAACTGAGCTTGAGCGAGATCGTCCTCCAGCCCACGGTTTCGGTAAATGCCGACAATGTTAAATGCATTGGCTCCAATCTCTGAGGTGCCTTTGACGCTCTCGGTTTCCGGCACCTGGGCCGCCTCTGAGGATTTTCTGGCATGCGCCACCAAATGCAGATGCACTGGGCGGGCTACAGCCCAATCGGTCAATCTGAAAATGGCATCGTCCTGCGCCCTGTAGTCATCAACGCCTATGCCCAGGCGCATGAAGCTGTCGATCACAAACGTGTCCACTCCGTATCTCTTGCGGGCGTACTCAAACCCATCGAGCAATGTGTCGATAGACGCCCTGCCGACAAAGTTATAGAGCCACAGCTTTCCGTCCAGCCAGTTTATGCAGTCCTTCAGGAATTCCTGGGTTGGCACATCCACGCCGCCTAATTGTTTCACCATGCGCTTCAGGGATTGTGTTGGCGTCATCTCCAGGCTGGCTAGGCACACCTTCGCACCCTCGTGCATCATGCCGACTAGAGCGTGGCTGAGGACTTGGCTCTTCCCCGCGCCCGACGCTCCTGTCCACAGCGTCAATTCATGGGGGCGAAACACGATCTTGCCGTCAAGCTCGGTCCAGGGGACGGTGTACCCCAGCCTCTCTCCCTCAGCAGGGCGGAAAACAGCCTCCACAGCGTCGAAAAACTCGCCGGCAGAAACCAATTCCTCTGGATCAGAGTGTCTGGCGTTGATGAAACATTCTGTAATATCCGCCGGTAAAACGGAATTCTGGGCGCATTCGTTGGCGTCCTTGTATGGCAGGGTGACAAACTTGCACCTGTAGCGACCAAGCCTGTCGGCGATCTCGTCAGCCGCAGCGTGGCCAACCTCGTCATTGTCGAGGCACAGATAGATGATCTCAAAGCGATCAAGATTGTGGAATTCATGCTCAATCCACTGCTGCTTATTGCCTGTACCACCGCCAAACGGGACGGACAGCGCCGGAAAACCATAGTCCCAGAGCGAAAGGGCATCGATCTCGCCCTCACAAATAACAATTGCCCGCGCATCATCTGGAATGGCTTGCCAACCAAACAGGACAGGACGGCAATTCTTTGCGGTGGGGATGGTTTTCCCGCCGTCAACCGCTTCCCTGGCCTTGTACAGCACAGGCTCACCTTTCCAGAAGAATGGAAATATCAAATCATTTCCAACCTGCCCGATCTTGTAGGCCGCCACCGCCTTCTCAGACACGCCGCGATCCATGAGATATGGCGTCTTCACCCTGGTTGCCTGTGGCTTGGGCGGTATATCGTAATGATGCTGCTTTGGCTTGGTGAACTCCACCTTCTGGACGCCCAGATAAGCCCTTATGTCGTCGAGCGCCTCTTGAAGGGACTGGCCCTGAGAAAGCCGCCAAAGATCGATGATATCCCCACCTTGCCCAGTAGCGAAATCAGACCAGATGCCCGCCTTGTCGCCAGACAGGTGTACCTTCAGCGACTTTCCGCTGTCGCCGCCCAGAGAGCCCAATTCAAATTCATTCCCAGAAACACGCCCAGCCGGGAAAAGGTGCCGGCAAACCATTAAGGTGTCCAGGCGTGATTTTAACTCCGTGATCTCCATTTACTCCTCCACTTTCTTGGCACCAATCCGTGCCGCTGTCTCCGCATCAATGTTAACCTCCCGGCCCTCATATCGGTAAAGGCCTTTGGCTTGGTAGTCGTAGTCGTCCCAGAGTTCCTCATTCAGCCATGCGGTGGCCCCCTTAATGTACTGCTTGTCCCTGCCCTTGACCTCGGCAGCGTATCCCTCGGCCCCGCGCAGTAGAGTCGCCCTGTCAGTCTTGTCGGCGGCCTTGAAGTAGGCTTTCCGGGCAGCGTCTTGGCCGATCTGCTTTGGATAAGCATTCCACCACTGACCGAAATCGTCCTGGTCCCAGTCTAGACTCATCTCCGACATGCCGTTCTCGGCCTTATCAACCGTCAACTCATTGCCGGCAACTGTAGAATCTTTTGTAGATTCTTTCCTTTGTATACTTCTTTCTTTTGTATGTGTCGGATTTACCGGCGTCGGTTTTTCCGTCGACGGTTTTTCAGGCGACGGTTGGACCCGTTGGTGAGCAACGTATTCAACCCCTTTAAACTTGCCGGATGACCGTTTTTGAAACCTGGTAAGATAGCCAGCTTCAAGTAGTTCCTTGACGGCATTTCTCACCCTATCACGCCCACAGTTGCCCTCATTCATCAGGTCTTTTTCCCTAATGATCCAATCTGCCGGCTTCGATAAAATATACAAAAGCATCCCGCGAGCAAAAAACGACAACCCTCTATGCTGTGCCAGAGAGTTTGGCACTTGGACATAGTCGGACTCTAGGTGCTCTTTGATGATCATGTCAGTCCCCTCATCGTGCAGTCCAAAAGAAAAGGCGGCGGGCCGGGACTGCGAAAGCCGACAGCGGTAGCTAACCACTGCTTTTTTCGCCGCACATTCAAGATATGGGAATAGTGTTAAGGAATCAATAAAAAAGGAGAGGGGGTGGGCTCTGGGAAACCCACCCCCATCAGGGAGACAGTTGAAGCGTCAGGAGTCAAAGGGGAGGATGACTTCAACTGTGTCAATCTACCCCATCCAGCTCCGCACCGCAAGCCCCATATCCACAAAGATCAATCCAATTGTCGCCCTTGGGGCCATTCTTGATCCTGGCGATCTTCATTAGCGCCATCATGGCGGCAACATCACGAGGTGCGATTTCCCGGTCAAGATAGGCCGACCACAGGTTAGCTATCCACTGGAAGCTGTCCTCAACAGTGCCATAATCCTCATTGCGCTGCCCGCAAACCAACTCAGCCGCAACCGCCAGACACTTTTCTCTATCCATTTCTGCCATAAAACTCAGTCCTTCCGCTCCATGCTCCATCGAATAAATACCAGCAGCAGTTATCTTTGCCAGTCATCTTGGAATCTTCAATCCATTTCACCCGGCCCACTGAAACAATCTTCACACAGTATGACAGATAGTCAGAGGCCTGTTTTGTGTGCATCCAGTCAGCATCAAACAACAACCAAGTCGGCACCATGCCGGCAAGGTGGTCTATCAACGGGTGCAGAATCTTCCTGTCCCACGGCGGGTTGGTGATGAAGCACTCTCCCGCACAATACTCAATGTTAAAAACATTCTCCTCCGCAATAAACGCCGCTCTCGGCTCAATGTCTGAGCACTCAATGCATTCGTGATCATGGTGCTCCAGGTGATAAATCAACCGCCCATCTCCAGCGCATGGCTCATCAAATCTGGTGCGCTCATCTAGATGCGGGAGAAGTGGGATCACCGCCTCCATGGGTGTCGGGTAATAGTCCCTCGGCACCCTGTCAAAATTACTTCTCTTTCCCATTAAGAATCTCCAGCCAGACACGATGCGGGACGACATACAAAGGCTCCCGCTTGTCCTCCCTCAAAACCAAGAAGTCATTCTCTCCCAGATATTCGACTAGCCATTTAGGAAACGCCTTGCGTGCCTTGATCTCGCCACATAGCGGAGCCTCATCTTTGCCCCTCCAATATACGTCGATGTCCCAACTCGCTTCCCTTCCGAGTTGACCAATTTTAGCGTCAACTCTTTCTGCGTGGATTCCAGCCTCGACATGACACTTAACAACCTCACGCTCTATCCGGCTTCCTTTTTGCCTTGGTGATTTACCGCCCATGGTGCCACCAATTCTTTCCAGTCGTTATTTTCCCAATAGAAGACATCATGCCACCTCGTATTCTTTTGACACAACACCCTGCGAAGCATGGCCCACCCAACATGGCCGGACCCATGTCTTTTGGCCGCTAGGTAGACGCCTCAAATGCCCTCTACGCAAATGAAGTCTTGGGGCCATTCTTGGGCCAAACTCAGCCCCACTTGACGGGCCGTGACAGGACTCGGGCAGCTTGACTAAATTATGCACGTTAAGTGGAGTATCTCGCCACAATAATTCACTTTGCCCTCCACTTTTTGGGTGAACCTCTGTCTCCAGAGCGCACAAACATGCAAGGTGAGACAGCAGAAATCTGCCTGACATCATGGCAGCTTCATGTTCTCCCATATTGTCAAAGAAGCCGCTCCTGTTGCTCTGAACTGAGGCAGCCATGCGCTCGGAATTGAAGTCGTCAATTTTTGCCAGATACGACACAGGGCGAACAACCCTTCTGCCCATGACAGCATCGACGCTGTAAGAGCTAAAAATGAGTTTTCGGGCATCACTGGCGTACACTGTCGTATACATAACGCGACCATTCGGAGCGCGGGTGACGACATTGGTCACCCTCGCCGGGAGGTCTACTAGCTCCTCGCTAAATGCCTCATAGTAAGACTGTGCAACGTCAACATCAGACAGAAACGCGCTAGGCCAATAAAACGAGACCCCGCGTCTAAACAAGCCGGCGGAAATTGAGACATTCTCCATGTCACCTTTCGTCGGGTTAGGAGGCAAAAAATCAATCTTTTTGTTTTTGCCAAGCAATGCGTCCGCGAGTTTTTCAGTCTTAATGAAATTAAGCATCAAACCTCTCGGCATGAATACCCGCCTCCTTGTGAGTGTTGACG